TTCAGTAGATTTCACTATTAATGATGCGGCTCAACCATTAGACGGAGCAGGTAACCCTGTTCAAACTACAGGTGCTGCAGCGTTTGGTGCTACTGCAGGTATTGCGTTACGAGAAGGACAGACTGTTGTTGTAGATCAGAACGATGGTTCAGGAGAGAACAAGGGTATTGTTACAGACGTGAACCTAGGAACAAGTGTAGTAACAATTGCTTTCTACGAGGCAGGTGGTCTTGTGACTGCAGGTACAGGTGCAGGTAACTCAGATGTAACTATCTTTATCTATGGTTCTGAATTTAAAAAAGGAACTGTTGGAATGGATGGTTCACTTGAGTCTGATGACTTCATTTTCGAAAACTCTCCAATCATTATCAAAGATAAGTATGCAGTATCAGGTTCTGATATGGCACAGATTGGTTGGATTGAAGTTACAACTGAAAACGGAGCAACAGGATACCTATGGTATATGAAGTCTGAGCACGAAACAAGACTACGTTTCGATGACTATCTTGAAACTGCAATGGTAGAAGCAGTTCCTGCTGAAGCAGGTTCAGGTGCAGCTACTGCAGCGACTAACCCTAACTTTGGTAACAAAGGTTCAGAAGGTATCTTCTACACAGTTGGACAAAGAGGAAATCTTTGGACAGGTGGTGTGCCTGATGCATTAGCAGATTTCGATACTATTATCGGAAGGCTTGACGCTCAAGGTGCGATTGAAGAAAATGTTATCTTCTTGGATAGAGATTTTGGTTTTGCAATTGACGATATGTTGGCTGCTCAAAACTCTTATGGTGCAGGTGGTACTTCTTACGGATTGTTTGACAATGACGAAGAAATGGCACTTAACTTAGGATTCTCAGGATTCCGTAGAGGATATGACTTCTATAAGACTGATTGGAAATATCTAAACGACCCAACAATGAGAGGTGGTTTAGCAGTTGGAGCACCCGGTGTTGGTGGTTCAGGTGCAATCAACGGTCTTCTTGTTCCTGCAGGTTCTACATCTGTGTATGACCAAGTTCTTGGTAAAAATGCTAAGAGACCTTATCTACACGTAAGATATAGAGCTTCAGAAACTGAAGATAGACGTTATAAGACTTGGATTACAGGTTCTGCAGGTGGTGCAGCTACAAGTAGCTTAGATGCTATGGAAGTACACTTCCTATCAGAAAGATGTGTTTGTACAATGGGTGCAAACAACTTCGTACTGTTCGAAGACTAATATGTTTTAAAAGGGGGAGTGTCTTCAAAGACACTCCTACCTTTTTTATTGTTTAAAATTAAATCGATTAAAAATGAAATTTGAATTAAAAGATAGAGTTTACAAATTCACAAGAGACCGAGCACCTTTATCGTGTATTATTCCTTCACGAAGCTCACGAAACGCAGCCTTGTTATACTTTGATGAGGAAAAAGGAATTAACCGTGCAATAAGATATTCCATAAACCAAAAGAGTTGTTTTGAAGATGAACAAGACGGTAATGTTGTAGTTACCCCTGTTATCTTTGAGGATGGAATGTTACGTGTTCCAAAAAATAATCCCGTATTACAAGAATTTTTACATTACCATCCTTTGAATGGTAGAAAGTTTGTAGAGGTAGATTATGGTAAAGACGCACAGGAAGAGGTTGACCAACTTACTGCCGAAGTAGACGCATTGGTAGAAGCTAAATCTCTAAGTATAGAACAACTTGAAAACATAGGAAGAGTTGTGTTTACTAAAGATGTTAGTACAATGACTACATCTGAACTACGTAGAGACATCTTGGTTCTTGCAAAGAAAAATCCTGAAGCGTTTTTAAATTTAATTTCTGACCCAAAACTAAAATTACATTCTACTGTACAACAGTTTTTTGACGCAAAACTTCTTTCATACAGAAAAAAAAAGCGTGATGTATATTTTAACTTGGAAGGAAATAAAAAGAAATTAACTACAATTCCGTTTGGTGCTGACTCCATTGAGTATTTAGCAGATTGGTTTCAATCCGATGACGGTGTTGACACATTAGTTTTTTTAGAGAAACAATTGTAGTGAATTAGTCTATTGTCAAGAAGGGGGGTTTAACGACCCCTCTTTTTTTTTGTGTATCTTTGTAACAAAGTATTTACAGATGATAAATTCGGTTAGAAACACAGTATTGTCTATACTTAATAAAAATAATTACGGATACATTTCTCCCTCTGATTTTAATTTGTTTGCCAAACAAGCACAGTTAGATATATTTGAGGATTATTTTTATCAGTATAACTATCAGCTTAATAAAGAAAACCAAAGAGCATCAGGTACAGGATATGCTGATATTACTAAAGGTTATGAAGAAGTGATAAACATTTTTTCAGAAACCAAGTTTCTATTGCATAATGTAGACTACAAATTTTTTACACCAGGTTTAGTCACTACAAATGATAACTATTATCTTTTAAATAAAGTATTAGTTTACACTCGACTGCTAACTTCAGGTGTAAATACCGCAACACAATTAGGAGCTTTAGTAGATAACAATGCCAACTTTGTGGCAGCAGGAGTACAGGTTGGAGATATAGTGGGTAACACCACAACTAATCAAACTGCTTTTGTTTCTAATGTTACTATAAGTACACTTATATTGGTAGATGAGTTAGGAAACGCTGCAAATATATTTGCCAACTTTCCTGAAGGCTATGTAATATATGATGATAGTGTTGTTAACGAAGCGGAAAAAGTAACGCAAAGTAAAATTACAATGCTTAACAATTCTTTGTTAACTGCTCCATCTACAATGTTTCCGGCATACACTCAGCAAGAACCTAATTTAACTTTATTTCCTGCAAGTATAAATACTATCGGTGCAGTTCTGTGTCAATACATAAGGTATCCAAATGACCCCAAGTGGACATATGTTAACCTTACAGGTGGAGAGCCTACGTTTGACCAATCGCAACCGGACTTTCAAGATTTTGAGTTAACTATATCTGATGAACCTACATTGGTATTGAAGATATTGCAGTACGCAGGTATGTCAATAAGAGAAGTATCTGCGGTGCAGTTTGCTCAGGGATTAGAACAAAAAGAAGACCAAGACGAAAAATAATAAACTATGCCTTATATATCACAATATCAGTATTACGAAAATGGTGGGAATGCACCCGAAAACGAAAATTGGGGTTCTTATCAATATGTTTCGTTGTACGATATAGTTAACAACTTTATGTTGATGTATGCAGGTAATCATTCTTTAATTAACAACGAGGAAAGATATAAGGTTTTATTTCACGCAAAACGAGGAATACAAGAACTAAATTATGATGCGTTTAAAGAAATAAAAATTTTAGAACTTACTGTATGTAACACATTAAGATATGTGCTTCCATCTGACTTTGTTAATTGGGTTGGAATATCTGTATATAAAAATGGTTTGCTCTATCCTTTGACTGAAAACATACAAACAAATTGGAGCAGTGCTTATCTACAAGATAATGACTGTAGAATTTTGTTTGACCAAGACGGAAACGCATTAAGTCCTCAGTATTCAAACATAGATATTGATAGAATAATGGGTAGCAAAAAATCCATATACCTAAACGCTAACAATCCGTTTCACGGATATGAAGGGTATTGTTGTGATGGTATGTGGTATTTTGATTATGAGATAGGTTCACGTTTTGGTTTGAACACTGAGACGGCAAACGCAAACCCTACATTCAAGATTGACAAGAAAGGCGGAGTAATAAACTTTAGTTCTGATATGGCTAATCAAAGTGTTATTCTCGAATATGTATCTGATGGAATGGAAAATGGAGACAATACAGAAATCAGTGTAAATAAATTATTTGAGGATTACATATATGCTTATATAGAATATGCCATACTTAACTCTAAGTTAGGAGTGCAAGAATACGTCATTGCAAGAGCAAAAAAGAGACGAGCTGCACTTTTAAGAAACGCAAAAATTAGAATGAGTAACATACATCCGGGTAGACTCTTAATGCATTTAAGAGGTCGGGATAAATGGCTAAAGTAATGAGCCAAAACTGCCATTGTTCCGAGGGCAATGAAAACCATATGTCTGGCGCGAGCCAATGAATCAAAAATGCTAACACCACCGCACTTGGAAAGAACAGCAACAGGGTATTTTTAATGTGTTTACTGAACCCCTGAGTGTGCCACAACCGAAAGCGCTTTAATTTTTTGTCTGACAACAACAGGTAAAAGCAAATAACACCCAACACAAATAGCGC